TTCTAAAATCAATCTCCTTATTTTTCCCAACAAAAAAAGGACTGTTGAATTAACAACAATCCTTTTTAAGTGGTAATATTATTTAGCTTTCTTTTGTTCCTTAAGTTGCTTAGTAGCTTCCTTTGCTTCTGTTGTGTAGTCATTATTTTTCCAATGGTTGTAAACCTCGCTAATCACTAAAGCTACTGCTGAAATACCAGCTGCCACCTCTTCTGAAGTGAATGGAATTAACTGATATCCGTAAAGCATTGCAATTGAGTTAATACCAACCACAATCATAATAATTAATCTGACCAAAGTATTATTACTGTTAATTTCTTTCATCCTTTTTCATCTCCTATTAATCTCTTAATCCTGTACGCTTAACTTCTGGTATACTAATCAAGCTAAACACTGTAATAGCTGTGAATACTACTGCGCCAATTGAAGGGAAAACAGCTGAAGCATAACTAATTGTAAAAACTAGGTAAATTAGAGCTGATACAATTAATCCGCCAATCCTAAGATACTTGTTATCCAGTAACATCCCTACAGCTTTCATCATTCCAGCACCAAAGAAGGTAAAAGCCCATAACCATTGCGGCATGAGTGAAATTAATAAAGCGTACACTTCTGAATAACCAACTGTTAACATCTCAGGAAAAAGAAATAAGACTACTGATAATGCTATACTTATCATCGTTACAAACATTTCATAAATTGGTGGGTTTTTATTTGGTCTGTAATTGTTAACCTTCTTACTAATTTCTTCAAGCTGTTGTTCTTTAGAGTCCAATTTAATCAACTCCTTTTTCGTCATGACTGAATCAGCCATATGATAATAGAGGTAACAACTGTTACAATTGCACCAAGTAGAGTGTTGGTGAAGGTTTTTTTCATCCATTTACTTTCTGCTTTCATTTCATCAATACTTTTAAAAATTGTTATCAGTTTCTCAACTGTTGAATCTTTAAATGATTGGAAAGAAGATAGCTTCTCATCGTGTTGGTCTAATCGTTTCTCATGTTTGTCTGTTCTTTCGTTTAATCTGTTAAGTTCCCACTGTGTTTTGTCGCTCACCTAATCACCTTCTTTAAGAACAAGAAGCAACCTAATTAAAGGTCGCCATCTTGCTCTTCTTCAGGTGTAGCGTTAATTTGTTCAATCACATAGTCCTTTGTCATATCAGCTAGGACGTCTAATGATTCATTACCACGATATTCTTCTTCTGTGAGTGTTAAGTTACCATTAATGAATACTGTGTTGTTGTCACTTCTTCCATTAAAGTTAACTCTCACCGAATTAATTTCATTTTTGTCATATGATACGTTTACTGAGTTGATTTCAAAAAACATACTTATCATTCTCCTTTTAGTTTGTTTGATTTAACTTTATTGAAGCCGTTTAATTGAAGATTAAGAAAATTTAAGATGTAATTAATTCTCATCTTGTTCTGCTTCCTCAAAGGCACTGTAAAGAGATTCAAAGGTATACGCTTCCTCACCTTCCCATTCAATTTCTGATTCTTCTAATGACTTCTTAACTGACTTAAGCATGACTAATGAATCAGATGAATCAATTATTACCTTCTCACTGTAAAATTCTTGCATCACTTCTTGAAACTCATCCATGTCCTTAATGTCCAGCTTGCCATCAATCACAATAGGCTCACCATCATCATCTAAGTTGCAATGTTCTTTCTTGAGCTGCTTTTCTTCTTCTGCTACACGTTGTAACTTTTCAGTTAACTGTTTGGATAATCGTGTACGATGAATTGATTTCAATCCTTTAAGTGATAGTTTGTCTAGTATCTGAATAGCTCCATTTAATTTGATATTTTCAATTTGTAACTTCATGTGATCTAACAATCTCCTTTTTGTTGTAAGTTAAATTTGTGCATAAGAAAAAGAGCCAACTTATTAAGCTGACTCTTCCAAGTGTTTCAATCTCATTTTGAGTAGTGTTATTTCTCCTCTGAGTTCTTCGTTTTCTTGTGTAAGCTGTGATATTTCATCATCTACTTTGTTATCTAATTCTTGTACTGCTTTGATGGTTGGTATTATTAACTGACCATACTGTAAATCATAAATTCCATCATTTCTTTGGTCGATTATGCTATACTTGTTAACTTCAACATTAAACTTATTTAATGTCTGAAGCGTTTCTTGAGCTATTAATCCAAACTGCATGTCATTTTCAGTTTTTCCTTGGTTAACATCTGCTTCAGTTAACTTAAATGAGAATTCCCTTGGTTTCAATTCTTTGATAAAATCTAACCCTAAATTCAAATCACCAATATTTTCCTTGAGCTTTTCATCTGAAGGATACCTTGGGTCATTTCTTAGGTAAATGTAATCAATATAGGCTGGTACTCGCCTGCTACCAATCTGATAATTGTAACTACCACTATTTAATCCATAGAGCGATGTTGCATCTCCGCTTCCATCTGGTGCTGTATTCATTCTCCAACCCTGGTTAATACTTAGCCTATTTCTAATTGTAAAACTACTGTCAACTTGGATATGGTTAGTAATAACTCTTGCTAATGGAGCGCTACTATATCCTAATTGATAATCATAACTACCTGTTGACATACCTCTCATAACAATTGTACTTCCATTTAAATCAAACTCAAAGCCTTTATTGTAAAAGACCGCCTGATCTCGTATGTGGAATTTATGACCAACTACACTGTTTTGAATACCATCTGAAGCTTGTCGCTGACTAGTATTTGCAATGAAACCTGTAAAGTAATTTTCATCTGTAGGATCAAAGTTTAATCTTGATGTACCAGTCGTACCCATCCAAACTACCGGGAATCTGCTATTGAAAGCATTACCCACACCGATACCCGAGGTTCTTGTTATACCTGAAGAAGAATCATGTCGTTCATAAAAAAGTCTGTTTCCGGCACTTGTAAAACCAATATCAGCACCACCACCAAGCGTAAAGTTAGCGTTTCTCATTGTAAGATTACCAGTGTTCAAGTTCAAGTCCATGTTGTTATTACCGCTTAACAAGCGACCTGTTGTTACTATTCCAAGATTTGCATTGATAGCAGATAAGCTAGTGACACTAATCTTATTTGCCGTAACAGCATTGGATGCTATTGTCCTTGAGATTACTGCATTTGAAGCAAGCTTTGAGGATGATATTGTTTGTGAGCCAATCCTATTAGCGTTAATCGTTCCAGCATTAATTTGATTGGCATGAATACTAGCCGAAGAAATACTATCACTCTGTATCTTACTAATCACCGCACTATTACCAAATATCTGGTCAACGTTAAGTTGAGTAGTAGTAATACTACGGTTAACAAGTTTATCACCATCAATCATTGTTCCAGCAGAACCATCAGCGTTTAAAACAGTGACTAATCCAGCAATATCAATTTTTGCACCTTCAATTTTTACACCTTCTGTACTTAAATTAATACTGGATAAAACATTAGTTTTATTGACTTGATCTTCTGGCGCTGGTGTCCAGTCTGTTGCTTTGTTGCCTTTTTCTAGTTTTGCGTAATTGTCGTACTCTCTAGTTTCAGTTGGATATGATAATCTTACATAACGTGTATTACTTGTTAAATTAAATATTCTAGGACTACTGGTATCCCTAGAAGTTAACCTTTCTATAAAATCGTGATTCTCGTCATATAAAGCTAATGCATATTTAACACTCGATCCCGGATAATCTTCCTCATCATAATTAAAAGTTAAAAATCTAGTTCCGTTTTGAACTTCAATAAATTCAGACGCAACTCTATTGTAAGAGGAAATAGAAACCTCACCGTTACTATCAACCCAACCACCTGCAATAATATTGTGGTGTCCTATTAAATTCCGTCCACCAATCTCCATATCAGCAATGCCTTCACCAACAGCCAAATTTATCTCATCATCTAATTGCTCAATTCTTGAATGAGTTGCAATTAAATAATCCTCAAAATCTTCGCCAGTTCCAGTTTCAATGTTTTGAATAGTTGAACTAATACTATTGGCGGTTTGCTCAATCGAGCTAACCTGTTCAACTAAAGTATCTCCATCATCACTTAAAGTGCCCACTCTAGTCATGAAAGTATCAGACTCTAATTTAAATTCTGAATACTCTTGGTAAAAATCATCGTATTCTCCAGAAATATTATCTATTTCAGCCTCAGTGGATTCAACACGTCCTCTAATAGAACCTGTGCCTACAGTCCATTCACCAAGGTCATTTGAATATACTTGCTTATCAACGTAATTTTCTAACTCTGATGACTCAGCTTTGGCGGCAATTTGACCTGCATGTATGTTCAGTGTGGCTTCAGTTTGAGATATGCGAGAATTGCTAGAGGCTATTCCGTACCCATCATTTACGATGTACGCCCTTCCTTCTTCTAACTCACTGTAAGTACCACTTACTGCGCTATCAAATATTACAATCCATGTGACTCCATCTTCTGAAACTTCAGTTTTAGTGTTATTATAGATTCTATTATCTGAATAATAATGCCAAACTTGTATAAACTCTATATTTAAATAAATCTGTCCTAAGTCAACTTGAACATATGCAGGAGAAGCATCTGTAACCCTGGCATAAGAAGAGCTCGATGAGCTAGTATTCCCATCAACCACTCTTTCTCCGTCCGATATTTCTCCATTAGATGTAACTGTAGCACCTTCAGCAAGATTCTCTCCATTCCTCATAGCTTTTATTTGTACCCAATGATTATTACTATTAGCAGAGCTTCCATCTGTCCAGTCACGAATATATCTCACACTTAATGGTTTAGTTCGATATCCAGAAGCTTCAATATTATTGTCTAAATCTTCAGGTGAAATTCTATAATCAGTTGCTCTATTTCCTTTTTCAAGCATGATATCTGGTATATCATCAGCCTGATTTGAAAGGTATATGAAACCCCATGTTGCACCTTCTGGAACTGTTAAACGCCTAACGGTGTTTGCTTCTTGATTATCTTCTCTAAACGCTCTTGTTAAAGCATCGCTACCATCTGCAGGTTCATGATCTAGCCACCATACACCCCATCTATTATTTACAGTAGAAGTTCTATATAAAGTCCATTTCTGCCCTGGCTCAACTTTAAAAGAATACCCTCTATACTCGCTACTTTCAGATAAGCCACTTGAAACCCAGGCAAGATTATTCACTTTACTTCTAGTAAAATAATTCCTCCCACCAACCTCAAGATTCTCAAATTCTTCCTGAGTAACCCTTAATCCAATAGCCTCTGAATTAGCATCAATCTCAGAACTGTTACTTTGAATACTAGATAAAATATCTGTTTTATCGGTTTGGTATTCCACACTATCCAGCTTAGCTTCAATTTTTCCAGCCTGGGCTGTAAGCTCAGTAGAATGACCTGATACAGTATCATCTATTCTTTCAATACTTGTTATGTTAGCTGAAAGCGTACCTTCAATTTCATCAATATCTGCTTCAAATTGATTAAACTTTCCACCATGTTCACCTAGTAATTCTTCTGTATCAACCACTCTACTTTTTAATCCATCAGCAACACTTTCTAAGTCACCAATACTTTTATTAACGTCACCTATCTGGTTACTTAACTCAGCTTCTAGTGCTTGCCTTACAGCATTAACTTCTTCATCAGTGTACTCAATTCCATCAGCTATTGCTTCATCTCTCATCTGTTCCATTAGGTCATTGATTGATTCTTCAGTAGGTGCTAACTTAACCCACTCTTCTCCTGTCCACCTTTTTAACTCTGGTGGATTAAGTGAAGTATCCCACCATAAATTACTAACTGGAATTTCTTCAGGTGGATTAGGTTGCCTTGGTATTTTAACCTCTTCAACAGCACGTTCAACTTCTGGAATAACTTCCAATTCTAAGCGTTCCATTTCCTCATCAACGTGTTGCATGTCATGCTCTAATTCAGCCATTGCTTCCTTAGTGGTTTCCATTGTTCTATCAAACTCAGTAAACTTACCATTAACCACTTTAAGCTCATCTTGTATTCTTTTATTTTCCTTCTTATCAGCTACAGCCTTATTGACTGCTCCTTCTTTCTTGCTTGAAATTGTGTAGATGGGTTTAATGTTAGGATTAAGAGGATAATCAACTACTTCAACTATTCTTGTTGCAAACGCTAACTCCATCGGCTCATGGATTAATATCATCCTGTCACCAATGTCCAGCTGCTTATTTAATCCATTCTTATTTAATTCAACATATTCCACTTGGTATTCTGTTTGAGGATAATCAACTAAGATATTTTCTAGGTGATTTCTTAGAGCTGTATCATTCCTGTACCTTCTGTCTTCTACTGGTTTAGCATGTCTAATTCCAAATACTTCAGCCATTGGAGAAGTGTATTCTGCTTCAGCTTCAAACTCGCCTTCGATTACAATTCCATTTTCATCTTCTTTTGTTCTACCTGTTCCCCTTATGTAAGTAGCAAAATTAGTAGAATTCTCTTCAGCTCTAAGTGTTTTAATGTTATGCTTCCATCTTACTTGCTCATCCGTATCCTTACCAACTTGCTTGTAAACTTCGATTAAATCATCTGTTATTTCAACCTCAAACCTAAAGTTATCTTGAGCTGTGTTAAACAACACTGAAGAAAAGTCATCCCCAAAGTTTTCAAAAGAATAACCATCAAATTCATCACGAACAGTAAAGCTATAACCTGTACCTTCTAAGGCATGAGTTAATGCTTGATGTACGCTTAAGACTCTTTCACCTTCGATTACATCATACTGATAATTATCAACTGTTCTAGTAAAGAATTCATGAACTCCTAATATGTCAACTTCAACCACTTCATTATCTGCCATTTTTCGAGCAATGTTTTTAATCACATATTTGTTACCTGCTAAAGTGATAACAGACTCATACTTGATTAACTTAAAGGCTTCCTTGTTTCGTTCAGTAGCTTTAACTGTAAGTTCTAATTGATGATTATTCTTAACTCCCCTAGTCCTTTTAGGTGGATTAAAATCAACTAATGGTAAGCTTGTATCAGTTGTTATGTCTGTAATAACTAACAAATTTTTACCTCCTTTCATCTGAATTTTTTAAACATATCTTGCAAGAAATTCAAAAGTAATACTATAATCTTCAGCACCGTAAACTGTGATTTCATTACTCCCTTTTTCTAATGTGATAACCTCATAAGTGGTATCACCAAAAATTGACTGATTATTCTTATAACTGTAGAGTGAATCAATTGTTACTACATCATCTGCTTGAGTAGTTTTCTTATATTGCCATTGCGTTCCATTCATTTCATTAACAACCCTAAGCTGGTTAGAAGCTCCTTTAAAAGTAATTAATAAATCATACTCTCTAGGATCTAATTCAACGTCACCATCATTAAAAATAATAAAACTGTGATTACCGCTTGAACCTTGATGTGTTTTAATTGTCTTTTCATCAGCTATTGAGTAAGTAGAATAACTAATAAAATCCAAATCAAACTCAATCCAATTCAACGCTTCTTCATTATTCAGTGTAAAATCTGAATCTACTTTTACAGTCCATCTTTTATGAGGTAGTCTAGTGTCAATTAAAGTAAGCTCAGCTTTAGGCTCAAATAACTTATACACTTTATCTTTGTTTTCATGAAACGCTACATAACTTTCTTGTCGATATAAGAATCTGCTGTGTAATTCTCTGCTATTATAAGTTGTTCCATAATCTACTTCTCCATCTTTTCCTTCAACTGTTTCTGAGTCATGATTAGCTGAAAGTGAATCAACATAAAACGACAAACAATCTAACCCATAATCTTCTAGGTTAACCTCATAACCACCTTTAAAAATTCTTAACATTTATCCACCACCTTTAGTGAACATGAAAAAAGACCCAACTAATTAGTCAGGTCTTAATCCATTCATTAACATTTCAATTTCTTGTTTCGTTGCTCCTTCACGGTCAACCGTATCATAAACACCTTTACCGACTTTTTCTGAGTCCATCATAATGTTAATATCACGATTACTAGTCTCAATTTGTTGCTGTTGTTGTCCTAACACTTTACCGAACAACTCAGTTAATTTATCAATTGTGTTACTTAAATCATTTATTTCACCTTTCAACCCATCAGAATTAACTTCATGTTCAACTTTTAAGACTTCCTTATTAGCTCTAATCGTATAAGCTGCACCAGTAAAGCTTTTAGCTAAGTCATCAATCTCAGTAATCATTGCTTGATGTGCATCAGTTGCCATTCTAGTAGCTGCTGTTGTTGCTTCTCCTGCTTCATCTTCAATACCACCAGCAAAACCTTGAGTAAACCATTGACCTGTTAACGCTGTTTCTCGTGAAGGTGAAGCTGTTCTAATTGAACTATTTAATGCACTTAAAGCTGTTCTACCTAAACTCCAAGCACGACTCCAAATTGTTCCATTATTATCATTAATACTATTCCTAAAACCACTTACAAAGTTTCTTCCAGTGCTAGAAGTATCAACGCTTGCAAGTCCATCTCTACCACTTGCGGCAACAGCTATACCTGCAGCACTTACAGCGCCACTACGTGATAAAAGACCACTACGCAATTGATTACCAGCGCTAACACCTCCACCGCCATCGGTGGTTGCGCCTAGTCTAGCTTCTACTCTATTGGAGATTAATAACCCTGTTGAAGCGTTTCTTCCAATAGTACTTCTTAATCCACTCTCATGTGAATCACCTTTAGACTTACCGTGTGACTGAGCATTACCATCACCTTGTGATAGTTCACTATCAACACCTTCAATGAGTAATCTAGCAGCTGTTGAATTGGTAGGGCTGGATGATGTAATACCGTCACTATGTCCATCACCTTTATCCTTACCATGAGACTGTGCTTTATCGTCACCTTTACTTAGTTCTTCATCTACACCATCAACTAGTAATTGAGCACTCGATTTGTTATCACCTAGAGTAAAACCTAAGTCATTAGCGTGAGCTTCACCTTTCTCTTTACCAGCTTTACCAGCTTCTTCTGTGCCTTCTTTTAAGGCTTCTACAGTTTCATCTGATAAATCAGAAGCTAACTCATAAGCCTGCTCAGTTGTGTAGCCTAATTGCTCCAAGTGTTCCACTAATTGATCGCCATTAAGCTGAATACCATCCCTGACTAATTCAAGGATATTCAACTCTTCAAGCATCTGAAGTAGTACTTCATCACCAGCGTTTAATTTTTCATCAATCGCTGCAATCTGTTTATCAATTTCTTCTTTGTTAGCGCCTTGTTCTTCACGGTTTAAGACTAGTTGCTCACGTTCTTCAAGTAGTTTATTATTCTTTTCCTGAATCTGGTCAACGATATTACCCTCAGCTATCTCAATGTCATGAGTAGCTTCTAGTGATTCAAGTTTTTCTTGTGTTCCTTCGCTTAACCTATCCCTTTGTGATTCAACTAATGAGTTAACTGATCCATACAATTCTAGTTCGTCATTAATGTACTTTTGAGCTTCTCTTAATTCATCATTTTGCATAACTAGAGCATTCTGTTGCTCCATTTGTTCTTCTGTAAGCTCACCATTTTTCTGATATTCTTCATCAAGGTCAGCTAGTTTTTCCTTATTCTTGGTTAAGGTTTCTTCTAAAACTCGGATACCTTGATGACCAGTTTCGGTAATTCCAGCACGTTTAAGAAGTATGTCAGCTAAACCTTCATCTAATGCTTCAACTTTAGCAAGCTCTTCTTCCGTCAATTCAATTGAGTCACGCTTACCATTAATCTCATCTTGAATTTTTTCTGAGCGCTCAACGTATTGTCCAAGTCTAATAGCGTTTAAGTCTTGATGTTCATCTTGTAGACGGTTATATTCTTCACTGCCTAGTGTGGTTTTTTCTTGAAGTGATTCGATTTCAGCCATTTTTTCAATGATTTCATCATGAGAAAGCTCCTGAAATTCTAGTAATCTGCCTTGTCGGTCAATGTGGTAATCTCTTTCCTTTTCTAACTCAACAAGCTCTTCCATTAATTCTTTTTGTTGCTCTGCCGCTTTAGCTCGTTCAGCTTCCATTTCGACCATACTAGCATCGTACATAGAAGCAATGTATTCTTTTACAGCTTCAGTGTTTTCAACCCAAGCATTTCCTTGGTCAGTAATTGATGACTCAATGTTAGGTGTTTGTTCAATTAAATTATCATTAGCAGTAAATAATTCTTGTAATTCATCCTTGGACAACCCTGAATTTTCTGCCAATTTATCATACTGCTCTTGTAGTTTTCTAACCTCATCAGGATGATTAGCCTTTTTCAACTCTTCATTGATGTCGTATAATCTACCTAATTCACGATTGCTAATTTCAGCCTTGCCTGATAACTCATCAAACCTATCGGCAGTATTTTCTAATTCTATTGCTTGGTCATTTAATGCTTCAGCTGCTTCTAAGCTTACTTCTTCTTGTGCTTTAGTTTTCTCATTAGCGTAAAATAACGCTGTACCTAATGCACCAACTAAAGCTGTACCACCAACTAGAGCGACTCCAATTGGACCTGCAAAAGCCATTAAAGCACCTACACCAGCGACTAATCCTGCTACTGCTGTTGTTACACCTAAAACACCTGTAGCCATTAATCCAGTGTTTACAATGGCATCCATTGTAGCTTCATCCATGTCACCTATACCACGTGTTAAATCTGTAAGCCATTCAGTACCATCTTGAATGTATGGTATTAGCTTCTGACCTAGCTCAATTTGAAGACCTTCAACACTTGATTTTAACTCAGTCATTGAGCCTTGAAGATTATCCTGCATCGTGTCAGCCATATTACTTGCTGCACCTTCTGAGTCCTGTAAATCTGAAGTATAATCCGCTAATGTATCAGAACCAGCTTCTAGCAATGCTGACCATCCAGCTGTTGATTCACTTCCAAATAGGGTAGCCAATGCAGCTGTTTCAGCTTGAGATGACATTCCATCAAGTCCATCTTGAAGTTCTTCCACAACACCATCTAATGATTTCATGTTACCGTCAGCATCAAACACGTTAATACCTAATTCATCAATGAGGTCAGCCGCTTCACCTGTTGGCTTTGATAAACGAATTAAACCTTGTCTTAGTTGTCTTCCACTTTGTGACCCTTGTATTCCAGCGTCTGACATGACCATAACACCAGATGACAAGTCTTCTATGTCCATCCCTAAAGTTGAAGCAATTGGTGCAACAGTAGCCATTGCATCTCCCATTTGTTCAACATTAGTATTTGCGTTAGAAGAAGCACTTGCTAATACGTCTGCAATTCGTCCAGCATCTTCTGCTTCATAGCCAAAGCCTGATATGATATTACTTGTGATATCAGCTGCTCTTCCTAAGTCCATTTGAGCACTTGCAGCTAAATCAAGTAGCGCTGGTGTAGCATCAATAATTTGATTCGTATCAAAACCTGCCATACCTAAAAAGCCCATCGCATCAGCAGCTTCAGTAGCGCTAAATACGGTACTTGCTCCCATATCCTTAGCTAAACCTTCCAACTGTTGCATTTCTTCACCAGTTGCACCAGTTAAGGCTTCGACTCGACTCATCTCAGTTTCAAATTCCATTGCGACACCGACTGCATCTTTACCAACTTTAACGAAACTAGCAAACATAGCACCAGAAGCAACTGCTATCCTAGAGCCATATTTTTGCATTTGTGTTCCAGCATCCCTGAATGACTTATCAAATTCTTCAAAAGTCATACCAGTTTGCTCAGCTTCTTTCCTTAACTCTTCCATTTCTGCTTCTGTTCGCTTAAGTTGTCCTTCAGTCTTATTCATTTCAGACCTAGCTTTATTCAATCTAGCTTCAAGTTGTTGGGTTTCTCGACTATTCTCACCAGTCTCACGTTTTGAATCACGATAAGCTGTCTCAAGTTGCTTAACAGTTGACCTATGGACTCCCATTTGTCTGTTGAGTACAGTGATTTTTCTTTCATGGTTGCCTAACCGATTACCCCATTGGTCTGTTTCGTTTGAAGTAGCTTGGAAGTCATTCTTAACAGTTCTCATTTGACGACTCAATGAAGCCATATCAGCTTTAAACTGTGAAGTGTTAGCTATTAGTCTAACACCCATTTCTCTACTCATTTATGTAATTTCACCATCTTCCTCAGCCTATGATTTGGTCAATCGTCACTGACTGTGGTGACTTATTTTTCTGTTTTTTGTTATCCTTGCTCATCTTCTTCTTGTGACCCATTAACTCCATGTGATACACAAGATCCATTTCATCAATTTGATTTTGAGTGAACCCAACTTCCATCAAAGAAAGGTACATCTCCTTTATGGACTCACTCAGCGTTAGTTTTTTTCATCAATCTCAGCTGACATAATGTCATCAACATTTGAGTTTAGTAACTTAGTAGCTGTTTCAACTTGACCCATAACAAATGCGGTAGTTGCATAAATTGTTTTAGTCATCTCCCTAGAATCAATTCCATTTTCTAGGTCATCAATGTTAAATTTCTCACCAAATACTTCAGTTACAAATTGAAGATAAGTATCAAAGTTTTTCATGTCGATTCTTCCTAGTTCGACATCCTCAGCAATCTCAGCTGACCTTCTGAATAAACTTCCTTTAATAAAACTAGGTGTTGTAAATTTTTTCTTTTTACCGTCAATTTTTAATTCAATTGTAAAATTTTTCATCTAATTAATTACCTCCTATTATTAATTAACATAATATTCTGAACTAAGAAGGCATTAAAAAAGAGCCTTCCTAGCTCAGTTATTTTTGTTGCTTATTTACTTAATCCGATTATGCTTCTGTTCCGCCATTTCCTTGAGCTGCATTAGCTGTTTCAGCATCATAAACTACATCAGCAAACCATTGGTCAGATGTAACTGTAGTAGAATCGAGTTGTGCTTTCCAGTTGCCATTGTACTGCAAAGGCATAAAGCTTAAGCTCAGTGAGTAATCTTGAGACTCAACGTTACCTTCATCTGTCTGGTGCTCAATTGGTGCAAGCTCAGGCTTTCCTTTTAGTAACCAGTAATAACGGTGACCGCCACCCTGAATCTCTGCTTTAAACCCTAGTGCAAGCTCAACTGATTCATCATTTTGATTTGAAAATACTACTTCGCCTTCTTGTGTTTGACCGTAAATTTTTGATTGGATATCAACTGGTAAATCAACCGCTGTTAGGTCAACATCAATATCACCTAAACTGTTTAACACTGCAAACACACCATTATCAGCATATTTTGTATTGCTTTCAGTATTTGGTGTAACTGTCACGTTTACAGCACCTTCCAAACGCTCTACTTCGTCATAATTAACACCTTCACGGTTATCTTCATTTAATACAGCAATGTGAAAATCGCTTAATCCGTGTACTAATTTAGTTTCATTGTTCGCCATTATTAATCAATCTCCTTAAATTTAATTTTATTATCCTCTTTTTAGAGGTGAACATTTTTAGTGAATCTCATCGCTCTGTGATAAAGTTTTGTATCCTCTTCGTACAATGGTTGGTCATCATACTTTCGATAACCTAAACCACTCATTAACTTGGCTACTTCTTTTGTGATAGCTGTTTGATGAATAATTGTTTTTTCATCAGTAAAAATACTGATTTGAAAATTAACTACAGCCATCTTTAACTTGTTTTCTGCAAAGTCATCCTCAGTATTTCTAATCTCTGAGTATACGATTCTTGGTAAGTCAGCTGTTTGTCTAGCTACTAAATTATGATAGCCACCAACAACCAGCCTATTTAATTCTTCGTTGTTCCTTAAAGCTTCTAATAGCTCAATCTGTTGCTCATACTGCTTCATTTCTGCTGTCATTCAATCACCTTCTCGAATATCCTCATCATGGCATTAGTAGCTTCTGACTCAGATTGATGATGTGAGCGTTCTATTGGTGATTGAGGTGGCTGTCTGCTTGTACCATACTCAACAAACTTAGCTCTCCACTTAAGTCTGCCAACTGGTGATACGTTGATTGAAGTACCTTCTTTAACTTCTCTGGCTCGTCCAATCACAATGTTATCCTTGATACTTTCATCGTTTGCGCCTGACCTATTCCAGTTTGCTGATTGGTTACGTTGGACAACTTCTGCACCAGCTCTTAAAGCTTCTCGCTCAATCTCACGTGTATTATCACGCCCCATTTTTTCAAATTCATCAATAATTTCTTCAAACCCTGTCATTTCCATATGCATTTTATTTTTAGCCATTAGAATCACGTATCTCATCAGCTAATATCTCAATTTCAACATTTCGCTCTTCCAGATTATTGATAAATGTAATATCAAACTCTCGATTTCCATACTTAATCTTCATGTTATCGGTCAGATGTTCAGCTAAGGTTTTACTGTATCGCATTGTAATTCTTGCTGTAACCTTAACTTGATGAGCACCAGCCATAATGAATTCATTTCCTCTTACTGACTTAATCTCAGCCCAAACTTTTCCTATTTCATCAACTTTAACCCAATCTGTCACCCAATGACCTTCGATATTTTGGTACTCTTTATGCTCCAGAAATGAGATACGGTTACGATATTTTGCAGGGTTAATTGGCTTCATTAATCTTCCCCTCCAGTTCGATCTGGAGAAGCATTGAACTAAGAGTAAAATCTAAGTCATTGCCACCTTTACCGATTAAGTTTCTGTTCTCATACCATCTAGTGGTTAAGAGAAGGACAACCATTTTATGATTATGGTTGCCCTCATCAAAGTCCACTCCTGTTGCATTTTTGAGATATTCTTTCGCTGAATCAATTAGGTGATTGAGTATCAGATCTTCATCATTACCATCTAGCCTGAGATATTCTTTCACTAACTCAAGCATTTAATCACCACTTTCCCAATATTGCGATAATTTTAAGTATAATTATTCGCCTGCTGGTGCATCAGTTGGTTGTTCAACTTGAACATGAACATAAGCACTTTTATCAGCAAGTTTAACATCAAATCGCTCAACTACTTTAGCTAATGTTTGATGCTTAGTAAATCCTGCTTCCTTAGAAATTGCTACCTCGTAAACTCCACGGTCAAAGAACTTAACTGCATCAGCAATAGAACCAACGTACAATACTCCACGACCTGCAACAGCTGGAATTTCAGAATCATTAAACACTTCTACAGCTCGACCCTGAAGCATTTTACCAGTAGCAAGTCCAGGATTATCTTGAAGTAATGGTCGACCATTTTCATCTTTCATTTCATCTAAGTATTGGAAAGCTGTCTGGTTAGCAATAACAATAGCGCTATCAGCAATAGCAGCATCTAAATCTTTATTAAATACTTCTTTGATACCATCAACATCAGATACTGTTTTAGCTGTGTTCCCTGCTTTTAGTACATCAAAGATTTTCTTATTCTCAGTCTTAATTGCTCTTTTAGCAAAGTTACGGTTAAGATAATTTAAGAAGCCACCTTGTTCATCTTGCAGGAAGCTGTTTGCGATAGGTGTAACTACTCCGTAATCCTGAATGTCATAGCTCACATTTCTGAACTTAGGTGCATCTTCTGATAATCCATCATTATTTTCTGTAAAGTGTACTAATTCAGTTACATTACCTTCTTGTTCAACCGGAAAGCTTCCTGTACGTGTAGAAGTTGGTACTACATCAGTAAACCCTTTAGCTGACTTATACTCACGCTTTAACTCTTCGATTTGAGTAGCTACATCAGTAGGTACTAAGTAACCACCATCCTCATTTTCTCCACCTTGGACTAATGCACGTTCTTCTTCTGTCATTTTTAATCCACGTAATGCTTTAATAAATGCTGCTCTTTCTTCCACTTTCGTATCTCCTTTGATTTCAATTTCACGCTTTTCTTTTTCAGTTTCAAGTTTGCGTGTTTCTTGTTCTTCTAGTTCTTCCTCAATTGCAATCTGCTTTTCTAAGGCTCTTACTTCTTCCATTTTTGTTTCTGCATCTTCGACTTTATTGTCATCAAGAAGTGTTCTAACTTCTTCCTTCTGACCTGTTAATTTTTGACGTAATTCCTGTAATTTGTTCATTAATTTCCATCTCCTTTATTATTTTTAGCAATAAAAAAAGACCTCTTAAATTAGGTCTAACTCAATCTCTAACTTCCTTTTTAAAATTTCATTATGTAGCTCATTTTTGTGATTCTCTAAGCTCCTTTGAGCAACTACAACATGTGAATCTTGATACGCTGGAACTGTTACAACTGAAACATCACTAATACTTCTGAATCGCTTAATTGTCCTAACGTATAACCCTTTAGCTTCATCAATTTCCCACTCATCATCTTCATCGTAATCTAAGCTAAAAGCAAAAGATGATTGGCTAATATCACCACGTTGCATTGATTCAATTAGATCCCTTGCATACGTTGTATCAGGTGGTGTAATTGTGTATCTTAACCCAAACTCATCAACTTCAAGTTTTAATGTATTGCTTGTTGTACGACCTAACACCTTGTTCCTGTCGTGATTAATCAAAGCAACTACATTACTCATATCAGCATCTTGAAGCGCTGTAGGTTTAATTGTTTCAATGAAGCCACCTAAATCATCTGAGAAAGTATTAAAACGTAAAGCGTAACCGACAATTTCAGTTTTTACTGTTTCATCATCAGTTTTAAGATTTCTTACTTCAATTCCATCATCAACTGTTCTAATTTCCTTTTCTGTCATTTAATCACCTCCCTCAGAGTTGTCTGGATTAACTTCTTTACTGACATAATTTTTACCAGCTACAGCATCCTTTAATGGAAGGTATGATCCATTAATCAATAATTCATCAGCACCTTCTATGCTAGTTAAGTCAATTACTCCTCTAGCTTCGTTACTCGTCATAATTCCACCTTCAACTAGTGTGCTGAGATATTCTGCTCTCTCCTTTGATTGAGTTCTAAGGATTGCATCAACATTAAACTGAAAGAAGTAACCCTGCTTAATCTCTTCACTAGTTAACAACTTATAGCTCAATTCTTGCTCATAAGCTGTTAGAATTGGTTGCAAAGTATCAACGTAAAAACCTTTTTGTTGTTGCTCTAAACTTGCGTTAGTGCTATGCTGTGAGTCATTAAGCTGGTGCATTTTAACACCAAAAGCTGAAGCAATCTGCCTAATGTTTAACTCAGCTAGTTCAGTAAATTGAGCATCAGCCATATTAGTACTGATATTTTTGTAATCGAATCCAATTGGTAAAGGTAATAAACTTCCTGCGTTATCAACTCCACCTGCTAAACGCTTAAACCTAGCTTGTAACTCCTTTTGTCTCGATTCATCTAAATCACCAACATAAGAAATAATACCTTTGGAGTGTAAACCGTTGTTTAAATAGTTGTTAGTAAAAGCACTAGAAGCCTGAGCATTTTCAACCAATGTTTTAAGGTAATCCTTGATAGCCATACCTTGTACACCATTTTTAGTAAGTCCTAAAAAATGAAGAACTGAATCATGTTTAAAATTGTAAGTTTTTCCTTGAACTGTGTAAGTATAATAAAGAGCGTTTAACTCATCGCCTAGTAAACCTTTATCATCAATTAAAATCTTGACGTGTTCCATTTCTAAAGGAATCAAACTTTCAACTCTACCACTAAACTGATTAAAATTAATCGCTACAACGCTATGACCATAATAGTTTCGCTGATACTCTACCATTTTCCAGAATGTTGATGATGACATAAGCTTATTAGGTCTAAGTTTTAATAAGTTGTAAAGATAATGATCATCAGACTTAATTGTTCCTTCATCTGTTGATTGATGTAATTTTAAAGGCAACTTACTGACTGAGTCAGTCATTATCCTTAGACATGTAAAAAATGTAGCTTCTTTTGCCTTATCCGCTGATAATCCATCCAATTCAATTCCTAACATCTTAGCAAACTCAGCATCATCACTTGAAAACTCTACTCTACTTTTTTGCTTCGGTTGGCTTCTTATTTCTCGTCCAAATAATCTCATCTATTCACCTCCTTCAATCATCATCAGTTTTGGTAAACCTTATTAATCCAAAAGCTGACAACACCAAAAAAGCTCCTAACACATAAATGGCAGCAACTAGATTAACAAAACCAGTAGCAACCACAATTAGAAGCAATCCAAGAATTAATAATATTTCAATTATGTTATTTTTTAAGAACTCAATCATGTTAACCTCCTATCCCATCATGTCATTCCAAGCATCAAACGCATCATTAGCGTCATATCCTGTATTCTTTTCAGCATTAATAGCTCTACCTAAAGCCATTAATAGAGCGATTATTCCATCAATTTTAAAGCTAGATTTCTCACGATCAAACATTATCTTACCGTTAGGGTTTTCTTTAGCAATCGTATTTTGAGCCATCCAATTAAGTACTGGATTATTCGTGTGCTTTAGCTTGCTGTCAAATAATAACTCATAAAAATCTGATATGATTGGACTCAAATAATAGCCTTGTTTTGTGTCAATTAAAGTATGACCATCATTTATCAAATCAGAAGCTATTCCACCACTCGCAAAGTTATCAAAAGCTATTTCTTTAATGTCATAAATTCTACTTAACTCATTGATTTCATGTCTAACATGTCTAAAATTAACATGGTCACCTTGAGTTGAATGGAAGTAGTTTTGTTTCGCATAAGCCACATAAGGGAATCTATCGCTTATTTCATCAGCTTCCAATGTTCCTGAAGGTTTAAATAGATGAGGTATTATGTAATAATCTCCTTTATGTGGTATAACTAAAATTAAAGCTGAGAAGTCTTTTTTGACTGATAAGTCTAACCCTGCATAGGCTGTTTTACCTTTCAAGAAACTAATATCATCAATGTGATTATCTTCATCATTCCAGTAGTTCATGTTTATTGCTTGTTCATTATCTAGTACAACATGCTGATTAAGGTAGAACCTTCTAAAATCTGGCTCTTTGACTGGATTAAGTACAGCTTGTTTTGCTAAACGCTCAAGCTCTTCTGATTTTCTGAAGCCACCATCTAATAAATCAATCGCCGGATTACTTTTAATCCACTGTTCTTTGTCCAATAAGTCAGCACCATCATCAGCTTTAAAAATAGCAGAATAAAATGCATCGTCTTTAATTTCACCCGATTCTACTTGAAGAGCATACAAATATTTCTCATATTCTAAGTTAGTTTCATCTGTTCCATTAGAAGCTGTAGTAACTGACATAATCAGTGGTGCATCACGTTGCCCCATACCTTGCTGCAACATACCATAAGAGCGACCTCTAGTTTTATCAGCGTGAGTTTCATCTACTAGTACAAGATAAGGGTTAAATGAATCTAATCGCTCAGGATCGTTACTCATGACTTGGATGAAACTACCATTAGTCCTAACTATCTTTCTTCTACTTGGTACAATTCTGCAATATTGCATTAATGTAGGACTGCTTTTAACCATTTGAACCAACATTTCAAAAGCATAATTTGCTTGATTTATTGAGTTGTTAACGATAATATTTTGTTGTCCTCTTTCTGCATCAGTAAAGAAAAGGTATAACATAATTAAAACTGCTATGAACGTCTTAGCTTGCTTTCTTGGCATTGTTATGTAAACTTCTCTAAATCTCCTAAGCTTATCCCTTTTACGTTTAATACCTAATAACTCAATAGCAATTTTTAACTGGAAATCTAATAGTTTAATCTTAGTACCTTTTTTAGCTTCTGGAAGTTGCAACTTTTCAACAAAAGTTTTAAATTTTACTGCTTCATCTAAGTCAAAATAATAATCATCTGACAGATATTTTTCATCTACTAAGTTGATTAATTTTTCTTCTAGTTTCTTCTGTGTTTTCATTCTCCTTCGTCCTTTATTTAGCTATCATGTCATCAATTTCATCATCAATGAATTGCTTATTTTTATTACCCTCCCCTTTGTTCTTCTGGATACGTGCTCTGGAAGCTGTAGTTAATCCTAGTTCTTTAGCTGCTGCTTGCATGTTCTTTAAGGATGTAGATGATACATTAACCGCTGGTCTAATCTGCTCATATCCTGAATCAGTTTTAAAAGTAGTACCGTTCTTTTGAATATCTTCTTCTGCGTTTCTCCAATTCTCATAAGAAACACAATAAATTTCTAAAGTTTTAATGTCGATTTCTTCTAAGCTTTTTTCTTCTCGTAATATTGCTATGATACGCTTCCACTCTTCACCCGCTAATTTTCCCATCCACCTAGGCTTATGATAAATTTTGGGAAGCCTACCTCCTTTGCTACTCAATTGATAACACCTCCTAAAAATAACCATAAAAAAATAGGGGAATATTGTAGACTCCCCCCTTTGAAAATCTAAAATTGTGTACGTTTGAGGGCGGTGGGATTATCAAAGCCTATCATATCAACGTTTGTGATACCCCCGGTTCTCTCATACTTTTTCATTTTTCGATTTCACTTTTTCCATTTTTACAATTTTCCTCTTCCAATTTCCCATTTCCAAATATCCTATTTAACTTCCATTTTCTTATCCTATAATCCCTTCACATCACACAAGCCACACAGAAGCTCATACATCCATTCTCACATCATTACACCCTAATAACCTTCATACACTCTCAATCTCTTCCCCGTGTCGTCCTGTGTGTGCCATTTCCTAACGATACTCAATTAAATTACCATCAACAAAACATTCTGAATTATTTAATCGCTGATAAACATAATCAATCTCCTGAAGTATCTCTTCATTCTGTTCCGTCAATTTATCAATCTTATTATGTAACTCATTCACTTCCACACACTTACAATCCTTACAGCTCACTGTTCACACCTTCCTTCTCATTCCTTCTATCCCACAGCTTCCATCCAACCAATCCTAATCCAGTTAACCCTAACCAACTTAATCCCATCAAACTTAACATTCCTGCTAATGTCATTTCATTTTCCTCCTAGTTTCTTCCATTAACTCTTTTCCTTTATCCGTCAACATACCGTCATTGCTATGTAGTAAATTATGCTGCTCATGTGATAATGCAATCAGATTACTTGGACTCAAAGCTAATTCAGGATAATTTTCCAGTGGAAAAATATGATGGACTAAATCAGCCTTAACAATTCTTTTATCTCTAAGACTTAACTGACAAAGATAATCATCCCTTGCCATCACATAAGCTCTAACCTTTCGCCATTCCCTGCTTGAGTAAAAGCTCTGAGCCTTATGATTCCTAACATGCTCATTATAATATCGCTCAGTTTCTCCCTTATGTTTATCACAATAAGTTTGACCAACTGGAATCAACTCACCGCATCCAACAGAATGACATTCTTTTAGTGGTGATCTACTAATCATTATTCTTCAATTATCCTTGATGCATTGCCACTCTCTTCAATCAGCTCAGTAGATTTAATCTTGGTCTCCTTTTTGTAGCCATTATTCTCTTCTGTTTCAGTGGTATCAACCATCTTTAAGTGACTTACAACTTTATCAGTTCCAAGAAAACCATCGTAAACTGTTCTAAAAACTTCTTCTACATCTGATAAAATATCATGATACTCTACGTTAAATTTAGTAAACCCTCTTCTATTCTCATTAAACTCATTCCAAACAAAAGTAACCTTATCCTTACCTTCAATCTCTTTACCATCAATAAAAACCCTAGGCGTACTATCCAACTCATCCAATTCAATTACTAATTTCTTATTATCATTCATCATTTATTCCTCCTAATCAATTTCAACCAAACAAAAAAGCACCCACATTTAAGTGAGTGCTTTAAACTAAAAATCTATGTCTTTATCAGTAACATCAAATTCTGCACTTTCCTTTGTCTTACTAACAACTCCATAAGGTGTTGTATCACCATCTGTAACTATCTCATAGTTTGTCATGTATTCTGATACTTCATCTTTATTTGGATTCCAACCACTTTGCTCATAATCATCTAAAGTTTTACCATTCTCATTGGCAATACTTTCAAATAACTTTTCCTTGAAGCCAAATCTTTCATAATCTTTAACAATCGCCTGATACTTTTCCAGCAATATCATAGCTGTTAATCCAATATGATAATTTAATATTGTGTCATCAGCACTGTGACCTGTCCACTCTTTAGTTGTTTCAATAATCTCCCAACCTTGAGCCAAGTACGCATCAACTTGATTAGTTCTAACACTTTTAACTTTTACATAACTTCTCATAGAACTATCACCCTTTTAATTATGATGATTCTATTCTACCATTTACCAATCCTTCAACCAATTCTAAGATTCTCTAACTCTTAACAAAAAAGCACTAAAATTAATTAGTGCTTTCGTTTATTATTTCATAACCTTAACTGCGTGTGTTTGTTTTTGTTTACTCTTACATTCTGGACAAGTTACAATAAGCTCTACGGGTATGTTTCTAATTATAATGCTATTCTCATCTGTAGTATGGAAATCTTTTTCTTCTGTTGCAACTACAGAATCTGCAATAACGACTGTATCACTTTCTAGCGTATTTTCTG